TCTCGGCGCTGGGCAGGCTCCTCTGAAGCCGTGCGGCTCGTGCGGCTCGGCGCGAGTCCTGCCGCGTCCCCCCGCGTCCCCCGCGTCCCCCGCGCTCCTCCTTCGCCCCCCCCGCCGTTCCCGCCCGTATCCCTACCGCCGCCGCGCCCGCCCCGCATCCTGCGCGCTCGCCCGTATCCCTATCGCCGCCGCGCTTCCGCCGCGTCCCGCTCTAGGATGCCCTCGCAAGTGCGCCATGAGCCTCGTCCCCCGCGGCCCTGCGGCCTCCCCAAAAAATCTCCCCCAGCGCGAGTCCTGCGTCCGCCGGGGGGGGGCTTCCTCTCGACCCCCGCGGCCGATTCCCCGCCGTCATCCATCCCATGCCCTTCCCGCGAGTCCTCCCCCTTCGACCCGCATCCTGCGCGCTCGCCTCGTCCCCCGCGCTCCCCCCCTGCCCATCCTTCCTGTCGTTGTCCCGCCTTTTTCCCCTCAGAATACCCGTCTTTCGTGCCGCGCAACTTTTTTCGTGGCACAATGGTGGGAACCGTGGGGAGGAGGCCCCCGGCGTGAGACTTGTTCCGCGCCGTCCCCCTCTCTGGTGGGAATCGACATTATAAAAGGAAGGATATCAAGATATTATGAAGGACTCACGGCTCGACTCCTCGAACGCACGCCCCGGCCTGAACAGCGCTCCCGCTCTCCGAGACTGCGCGGCTCCCCATGTCCCCCGCGCCGTTCCCCGAACTTGCGATGACGCCGCGCCCACGTCCCGAGACTCCCGCGCCTCGCCCACGCCCCGCGTCTGCGACTCCGCCTCCCCTCGCGCCGTGGCGTCCGCCGCCCCGCGCGGAACCTCCTCTCGCTCCGCCGCGCCCGCTTTTCGCGCCAGCTTCGAAGCCGCGCATGCCTTCACCGCCCGCTGGGAGGGAGGGCTGGTCGATCACCCGGACGATCCGGGAGGCGTCACCAATTTCGGGGTGTCCCTGCGATTCCTTCAGGCTCAAGGGCTGGCGGGTCACGTCTGCCCCCTCGTTCCCGACTCGTCTCCCGCCCCCGCGTCTGGCCCGGCGCTCACCCCCGACTCGTCTCCCGCCCCCGCGTCTGGCCCGGCGCTCCAGTCCCTCGCGTCCCCCACGCCCGGCCCGGAGCTTTCCGCGTCTCCGGCTCCCGCCGCGCTTCCTCCCCACGCGCCCGATTGCGCCGCGTGCGAGGCCGCGCTCTCCGTGGCCTGCGTGCCGTATCCCGATGTCGACGCGGACGGCGATATCGACGCCGAGGACATCCGCCGCCTCAGTTCGGAACTGGCCGCGCGCATCCTTCGCCGCGCCTTCTGGGACTCGTTCCCGCTGGACGCCGTGCCGCCGGCCTGCGCCTTTGCGCTTTACGACTGCGCGGTGAATCTGGGGGTCGGGCGGGCGCGCCGCCTCATGCAGGAGGCCCTAGGCGTGGAGTCGGACGGCCGCTGGGGCCCGGTGACATGGGCCGCCATCCGGGCCTGCGAAAGCCCGGAACGCGACCTCGCCGCCGCGCGGAAGCTCTGCCTGCTTCGCCGGGAATATTATGAGGCTCTCGTGCGGCGTTCTCCGAAAATGATAGTTTTTCTCGATGGTTGGCTTGCAAGAGTTCAAGCACTTCTTGAAGTTTTGCGGCCCGGATCCGCATAAAAATCAAAAGGAAGAAAGGATGAATACGCTCAAAACGCTCGCCTCTGCGGCAGGCCGCGCCGTGGAAAAACTCTTCCCGGACAAGGCCGAAGCCCGCCGTCAGCAGGTGGAGCTCAACCGCGCCGAACTCGCCGGAGCGCCGTCTTCGCGCCTGCGCCTGTGGCGTTCGTTCCTCATGTGGGTGCTTTCGCTGTGCTTCGCGTGGGAGGTGGCGGCGCGGCCCGTTCTGCTCACCTACTGGCCGGCTCTGCGCCTGCCGCCCTCCATGCTGGAGGAGGTTCAGACTCTGCTGCTCGGGGCGATGGGACTTGGATTCTGATGGATGAGGCACAGTTTTTTATGAAGGAAATCGGTGACATGAAGGCAGAACTCGCGGGTGTCCACTCCGAATTGCAGGGCCTGCGGGAACGCATAGACGACGCCTTGCTCTCCCAGCTTCGCGATCACGGCAAGCGCCTCGCCGCGCTGGAAACGTGGCGCGTGTGGCTGGTGGGCTGGGCCGCGGCGTTCATGCTGCTGTGGCCGCTTCTGCGGCGATGAGGGCGGCATGGCGAAACAGAGACCGCTCACCGAGAAGCAGAGGCGATTTATTGAGGAATATCCAAAGGATATGAATGCGTTTCAGGCGGCGGTGCGGGCAGGATATACAGAGGTCGGATGCAACGGGAGAGGCGCAATCCTCCTGCGTGATCCCCGCATCCGGGCCGCCGTGGATGCCCGCCTTGCCGAGCGCCGCGCCCGGCACGAGGTCACGATGGAGCGCGTCATGCAGGAGCTGGCGGCCATCGCGTTCGGCGATGTGCGCGAGGTCATGGAGTGGGGGCCGGATGGCGTCACCCTGCGCCGCAGCGATGAACTCAGCCCCGATGCCGCGGCGCTGGTCTGCGAGGTGGACATCGGCAGGCGCGGCACGAAGCTGAAACGCACAGACAAACTCAAGGCGCTGGAATTGCTGGGGAAATGCCTCGGCATGTTCACCGAACGCGTGCAGGCCGAAGTCTCGGGCCCGGGAGGAACGCCGCTCCGGCAGGACCAGCGCATACTGGTGGAATTCGTGGATGGGAAGAAGGAGGAGGCTATCGAAGCGGAAGGGGAAAAGGTCATTGAGATAGACAGCGCGTGAGGCGCGGGATGGGGGAGGGGAGGAAGAAGAGAGGAGGGGAAGAGGAGAGGAGGCGCGCGAGTCTCCCCCCCTCCGACCCCGGGAGGGGGAAGGAGGCGAGGAGGAAGAGAGGAGGGGAAGGAGGGGAGGAAGAGAGGAGGGGAGGAGGCGAGGAAGAAGAAGGGGAAGCCGCGTGGCCCGAAGCTCCCAGAAGTCAGGAGCTGCGAGGCTCGAATCTCTCGGCGTTCCTCTCCCCCAATCCACTCCGCCAGTGAGCGGGACGAGAGGGCAGAAGGCCCGGAAAAGCGGCATGAGGCGGGAGTCTCAACGCCCCCGTGCTAGTTCCCCCGCATGGCTCGACGCTCCCGAGAAGGTACGGGCCGTGAGGTCCGAACTCTCGGGGGTACTCCCCGCGCGGTCCGAAGTACCAGAAGGTACGAGACATAACTCTCAGCGCTCGACCCCCCCCCCGCGCCATATCCGGCACGCCGCGTGAGTCGCAAGGGACGAGCGCGACCGCAGGGAGCGCGAGCAGCCGGTCCGCCAGTGAGCGGGACGGGAGGGCCGAAGGCCCGGAAAGTCCCGCGAACAAGGCCGGCGTCATCTGGTGGTCAACTGACGCAGAGAAGCGAACGAGACGCCGGAAGAGCCGAAGGCTCGGGCGGCTCGAGAGCGGAACGAGGCTCTGGTCTGACAGCGGAAAACCGAAAGGTTTTCCAAGACATCCCGCGCCGGGAGCTATCGTACAGAGGGAGCCGTGACTCGGCGGCACTTTTCCTAGTCCGAAGCTCCCGCCCTCTGCTCCGAGCCAGACGCCGCCCGGCCAAGCAGGCGCCGCCCCGCGCTCCTGCCCCGCCATAGGGACATCCTACTCCCGCTCCGCGCTCCTGCCCCGCCCCCGCGCCACGCGCACAGCGCCTCTGGACCAGACGCCGCCCGGCCAAGCAGGCGCCGCCCCGAGCCACTGCCCCGCCGTCGGGACATCCTACTCCCGCCCCGAGCCACTGCCCCGCCGTCGCGCTCCTGCCCCTCTGCCACCACATCCCCCCGCGCCACGGCTACGGCCCGAGCCTCCGAGCCCCCGCGCTACGGCTCCCCCTCCTCCCAGTCGTTCTTCAAGTAAAACTCTATCTTTTTTACAAAAAATCTATGAAAACAACCGTTTCCATTCCTTCTGCCTTTGCCGGGCTTTTCGAGCCGCATCGCTTCAAGGTCTTTTACGGAGGCCGCGGGGCGGGCAAGTCGCGCTCCTTTGCGCGGGTGCTCCTGCTCATCGGCACCCAGCGCCCCATCCGCGTGCTCTGCGCGCGAGAGATACAGCGCTCCATCCGCGATTCCGTGAAGCGCCTGCTCGACGACGAAGTGGCGCGGCTCGGCCTCGGCTCGTTCTACTCCTCCACAGACAGTGAGATACGCGGCGCGAACGGCACCTTGTTCATCTTTCACGGGCTTCGGATGAATCCTGAGAAGATAAAGTCATTTGAAGGACTTACTCATTGCTGGGTGGAGGAGGCCGAAACCGTTTCCGCCCGCTCGCTCGACCTGCTCGTGCCCACCATGCGCGCGCCCGGCTCCGAGATATGGCTGAGCTTCAACCCCGACCGCGTGACCTCGCCCGTGTGGACGCGCTTTGTGGTGCAGGAGGCGCCGCCCGGTTCCCTCGTGCGCAAGGTGAGCTGGCGCGATAACCCGTGGTTTCCGGAAGAACTGCGCCGCGAAATGGAGCATTGCCGCGCCGTCGATCCCGCCCGCTGGGAACATGTGTGGGAGGGCGAGCCGAAACTCGTGGCCGAAGGTTCCTACTTCGGGCGACTGCTGCGCCGCGCACAGGACGAAGGCCGCCTCGGCCGCGTGGCGATAGATCCCGCGCTCCCCGTCCACACCGCATGGGACCTCGGCATCGCGGACAGCGTGGCCATCTGGTTTTTCCAATATCTGCCCGCGGGAGACTGGCGGGCAGGGGAGCGTTCGAGCGGAAAAGGCAAAATGAAGGACGCGGAAAAAGGCGGAACGGCAGGCGGCGGGAGCGCGCTTCCCGGGGGATACCGCGCGCCCGGCGAGTGGCGTTTCGTGGATTATTACGAAGCCAGCGGCGAGGGACTGGCCCATTATGCGGAGGTCCTGCGGCAGAAGGGCTATCGCTACGGGCGGCACATCGGCCCGCACGATATCGCCGTGCGTGAGCTGGGAAGCGGTAGGAGCCGGCTCGAAAGCGCTCGTGCGCTGGGCATCCCGTTCACGGTGGCGCCGCGGCTTTCCGTGGCGGACGGTATTGAGGCGGCTCGCCAGATCCTGGCTTCGGCCTGGTTTGACAAGGAGCGATGCGGTCGCGGGCTGGCCGCGCTCTGGGCATTCCAGCGCGATTACGACGAGGTGCGGGCCTGCTTCCGCGATGCTCCGCGGCACGACTGGAGTTCGCATGCGGCGGATGCTTTCCGCTACGCCGCCGTGGGTTTCCGCGAAGAGCGCCCGGCCTTCGCGCCTCTGCGCCGCCGCTCCTCCCTGCGTGTGTGCTGAGTTCGCGGCCCGGCCCGAGTCCTTCGCGCGGCATGGGAACTGCCCCGCGCCCGGCCTTCACGCCTCTGCGCCGCCGCTCCTCCCTGCGTGTGTGCTGAGTTCAAGTAAAACTTTAACTTTTGGAAAAAGAAATGAAGAATCAAGAGCTTATTTCCTTTATCAATCGCGAGTCAGCCGCTTGTATCGGCGGCGAAGGGTCGGAACTTGCCGAGGCTCGCGAAGCTCTCAAGCGCCGTTACCTCGGCTTCGGCTACAGCAGCGACGCCGAGCGCCGTGAGCGCGGCCTTTCCACCTACGTGGACCGCACCGTACTGGAGACCGTGGAGTGGGCCAAGCCCGGAATCATGGCGCTGTTCAGCAATGCGGACATCATCCGCTTCGAGCCGGGCACTCCGGCCCAGCAGCAGGCCGCCGAAGATGCCACGCTCTACGTGAACCACGCCGTGTTCGGCCCGCACATGTTCGAGCTCGTCCACAGCGTGCTCACCGATGCGCTTCTCCAGCGCGTGGGCTGGTGCCTCGCCCATGTGGTGGAGCGCCGCGAACGCCGCGCCGCCCGCTATGCAGGGCTTACCCGCGACGAGGCCGTGGCGCTCGTGGCCGCGCCCGGGGTGGACCGCTCCGAAGGGGCCGTGCGCCTCACACGGCGCGACAGCGAGCACGGGCCTCTCTTCGATCTCTCGCTCCATCGCGAAGAGCTGCGCCGTGAACTTCGCCTCGACCCCGTGAAAGCGGATCAGGTCATCATTTCCGCAGACGCCCCCAGCGTGGAACGCGCCCGCTTCGTGGCCTTCTGGCAGCGCAAAACAGCTTCCGACCTGCGCCGCGAGGGCTTCCCGCAGGAGCTCATCGACACCCTGCCCGAGTGCCGCTCCTTCACGGGGCCGGGCTCCGGCGCGGATGCCGGCTCCTCGCTGGGCGGCATGGCGGGACTCCCCCAGCACGGCGGGGCCCTGCGCGAGTTCCGGGTTTACGAGGCGTGGTTTGATTTCGACCTCGACGGCGACGGCATCGCGGAAAAGCTCAAGGCTGTGTACTGCGCCGAGGGCGGGCGCTGCGTCCTGCTCTCGGTGGAGGAGTGGCCCATGTATCGCGCGCCCCTGTTCGCGGCGTGTTCGGTGCCGGTGCCGCATCAGGTAACGGGGCTGTGCGTTGCGGATTTGGTGAGCGATCTTCAGGACTTGCGTTCGGAAATGACGCGCCAGTATCTGGACGGTCTGGCCCTTGCCAATCAGGGCGAGCTGGTGGTGAACGAAGGCCGCGGCGACGGCGGCGTGGAGTACGATTCCCTGCTGGCGCGCGGCGTGGGGGCGGTGCATCGCATCCGTGGCGACGCCAGCATCACGCCGCTCAACGTGGTGACCAGCGCGGTGGATGCCCTTCGCGGCATCGAGATGAGCGGCGGGCTGGTGGAGCGGCGCACGGGCATTTCCTGCCGCACGCAGGGCGTGGCCGCCGAGGCTCTTCAGAAATCCGCCACGGGGGCGGCCATCGCGGAGGAGGCCATGAACCAGCGCCTGGAGCTTATCGCACGTATCTTTGCGGAAACATTCTTTAAACCGCTGGGCCGCTACGTCCTTCACCTTGTACACCGCTACCACGACAGAGGCTTGCAGATGCGCCTGCGCGGCCGATTCATGCGCTTCGACCCGCTGAGCTGGGAGCCGGACATGGGCATATCCATCACGGCGGGGCTGGGGGCCATGAGCCGCCTGCGTCAGATGAATATCTACAAGAACATATTGGAAATACAGGAAAAATTCTTGAAGGAACTGGGGAAGGATAGCCCGGTGCAGCTGCCGCATATCGTGCGGACCTGCCACGAGCTCGCCAAGGCCGCCGGGCTCGAAGCGCCGGAGAGGTTTTTCGGTGCGTGCGAATCCGCGTGAGACTTTAGGTCGGAGGGCCGCGAAGCGGATCCCGACAGCCGGTCCGCCAGTGAGCGAGGGAGGGGGGGCAACTTCGGCGGGGCAGTAGCCCGGAAGGGCGCGTGTTTGGCTGGGCGGCGAGTGTTCTGGATGAGGGGGGGGCGCGTGGCGGCTCCTGCTTTGCCTCAGACAGTCTTATCTCTCAGACGGTTGTCTTCCAGACGGGGGAAGGTGGGTGCGTTATGGGGAACTACGTTCCCCCTCCTGCACCCCCTTCCAACAATCCCCGCTTCGGCGGCGTAAGGATGTTCACGAGCAAAGCTCGATGAACACGCCGCCTCGCTATCAGCTCGCTACCGCTCGCGCCTCCGGCGGATAAGGAGCACCCCTTCCTTTTTCGGTCTCCCTACGCCGCCTAAACACTTTTCCTAGGCGTTTGTGAAACGCCCGAAAAAGAAGGTTTTTAACGGCGGCGATACTTCTCGTTTTCTTTGTAAGGCGCGGCGCTGACTAGGGGACGGAGTACCAAGCGCTATGTTTCCGGGGGAAGATCTTCGAGACAACGGAGCTTCGAACTTCTTTTGACGGAAACGCTGGGGGCAGTAGCCCGGAAGGGCGCGTGTTTGGCTGGGCGGCGAGTGTCCCGGAGGCGCTGTACGCGTGACCCGCAGGTGGACAGGAGGCGTGGGGCGAAGGGAATGGAGGCAGAAAACGCGTGTCTCAACGTTCTCGGCGCTCTCCTCCCCCCCTCGCGTTCCATCCATCCCGCCTTCCATCCATCCCGGATCCCCCCCGGGATCCCCCTTACCATGCCGCGCAGCTTTTCCCGTGCTATAATAGTTCCCATCTTTTCAAGGAGGTTTTCATGGACGAAACCACGATCGCTCCCGTGCCCGCAGGCTGGGACGAGGCCCTCTGGCTGGCGCTTGCGCCCGAGGCCCGCGACAAGGTGAGCGCTCTCTCGGCCGAACATACGGCCCTGTGCCGGGCCTGCCGCGAGCATGAGCAGTACCGCGCCGCCATGGATGGCGAGCTCCGCCGTGCGCTGGATGTCATGTCCCGCGTGGTGGAATGCGATTGTTCCGGCACCGACTGGGACGCCCTTGCCCGCCGCGATCCCGCACTCTGGGTGCGAATCCGCCAGCAGCGAGACGCCCGCCGCAATGCCGTGAGCGCCCTCGAACAGCGCTGGCTGGCCCGCCGCGCCGCCGAAGAGGCCCGCCGTGCCGCCGAGGATCAGCGCCTGCTCAACGCCGAGGCGGAATCCTTCCGCGCCGAGTTCCGCGAACTCATGGGCGAGGAGCGCGATCACGAAGCCTGCAAGGCCGAGCTTTTCACGTATCTGGTGGAGCAGGGCGTGCCCGCCGAGGTGCTGGGCCGCATAAGCCGCGCCTACGAACTGAGGATGGCCGTGAAAGCCATGCTCTTCGACAGGATGAAGGACTGCCGCGCCAGTGCCGCCGCCAAAATGGCCCTCGCCCCGGCGGTGAGCGTTCCCGGCCCGGCCCCTGTGGAAGGCGGCACCGTGCATAAGGCGCGCGCCCGCCTCAACCTGAACCCGAACAGCACCGAAGCCCTAGCCGCGCTGTTCGCAGCTATATAAGGAGTTGGAATGGCTACAGTTTCTGGTCAGCTCAAAGAATCCGGCATGGTGGGCAAGCCCCGCAGCCTCATGGACGACATCTTCAGCGTGGCCCCCACGGACACGCCCTTCCTCAGCATGTGCGGCAGCACCGCCGCCTCGCAGGCCCTGCATGAATGGCAGACCGACGACCTCGTGGCTCCCGGCGAGAACGAGCGACTCGAAGGCGCCGACACCACGGAGTTCGCCGCCTCCACCACCAGCGAGCTGAACAACCGCACGCAGATCCTTTCCAAGGCCATCAATGTTTCCGGCACCGCGCAGGCCGTGCGTCAGGCCGGTGTGGACGATCAGTACGCCTACCAGATGGCCCTGCGTACCAAGGAACTCAAGAAGGACGTGGAATACGCGCTCCTGCACAACAAGATGTCCCGCGCGGACAACGGCGTGGACGGCCGCCTGATGACCGGCCTGCCCTGCTGGCTGCGCGACAACGCCGATCTCGGTACGGGCGGCGCTGTTTCCAACGGGGTGAGCGCCTGCGTGGCCGGCACGGGCCGCGTGCCCGATGAGGCCCGCCTCAAGGCCCTGCTCACGAAGATATACAACGCCGGCGGCACGCCCGACCGCATCATGATGGCCCCCGAAGTGCGCGTGAAGATGAGCGAAGTGCTTTCCGGCGGCACCTCCCGCATGGAGTTCGCCGAGGACAAGAGCGCCCATGCCGTCATCGACGTTTACGTGTCGGACTTCGGCACGCTCAAGCTCATGCCCAACCGCGTGCAGTCCTACGAGCCTTACGCCCGCGGCTGTGCCTTCATCCTGGACCCCGAGTTCTGGAAGGTGGCTTACCTGCGTCCCTTCCAGGAGGAGAAGCTGGCCCGCACCGGCGACTCCGTGAAGGGCCACGTGCTGGTGGAATGTACCCTTGAGGCCCGACAGCCCAAGAGCTCCGGCATGATGGCGGACCTGACGGCGGAGTAGGGTAGAGGGAGGAGAGGGGAAGGGGGAGGGAGTGGCGGGAGTGCCCCCCCTTCCCGAACCCCGGGGAAGGAAGAGAGGCCCCCGGCGGGGCAGTGGCGCGAGGCGGGGAAGTGTACCCCGGCGGGGCGGTGACGCGGAAGGCCGCCAGTTTGGCGGGGGCGGCGAGTAGCATGGAACTTGAGGGGAGGGAGTGACGCGAGGCGGCGCCTGCTTTGCTACAGACAGTCTTATCTCGAAGTTGGTTGTCCTCCGGACAGGGGAAGGAGGGTGCGTTATGGGGAACTACGTTCCCCCTCCTGCACCCCCTTCCAACAATCCCCGCTTCGGCGGCGTAAGGATGTTCACGAGCAAAGCTCGATGAACACGCCGCCTCGCTATCAGCTCGCTACCGCTCGCGCCTCCGGCGGATAAGGAGCACCCCGCTAGCTCTCGTCCTGCTGAGCCTTCGCTGTGTCCCGGTCGGTTTTTAGGAAAAACCGACGCGTGCCCCGGCCGCTCAGGAAACGCTATCCCGCTCGTCCTTCGAGATACGCACGTACTAGGAGGCGGCTTGCAAGGCGTGGGGGCGGAGTTGGGGAAGAGCTTCGGGACAACGGAGCGTTGAGCATCTTTTGCAGGAAACGCTGGGGGCAGTAGCGCGGAAGGCCGCCTGCTTGGCGGGGATGCGTCTGGCTCAAAGGCGCGGTGCGCATAGCTCGCAGATGGACAGGAATCGGGCGGTCGAGGGGGAATGAAGGTAGGAGCCGCGAGGGTAAAACGGTGGTGAGTTACTTCCCGCGTGGCTCAACGCGCCAGAAGGTACGAGATATAACTCTCAACGCTCTCGTGAAGGCACGGGGCGCGAATCCCAACGCTCGACCTTAACCCGCGCCCGCAGTCCGAACTCGCGTGAGGCTTTAGGTCGGAGGGGCCGCGAAGCGGATCCCGACAGCCGGTCCGCCAGTGAGCAAGGCGAGAGCGCGAAGCGCGAAAAGCCTTGCGAACAAGGCCGGCGTCATCTGGTGGTCAACTGACGCAGAGAAGCGAACGAGACGCCGGAAGAGCCGAAGGCTCGGGCGGCTCGAGAGCGGAACGAGGCTCTGGTCTGGCAGCGGATTTTCGACAGAAAATCCAAGACATCCCGCGCCGGGAGCTATCGTACAGAGGGAGCCGTGACTCGGCGGTACTTCCCCCTAGCCCATCGCTCCCGCCCTCTGCCGCCAAAGCGGAAAATCGGAAGATTTTCCAAGACATCCCGCGCCGGGAGTTATCGTACAGAGAGAACCGTGACGTGGCGGCACTTCCCCTAGTCCATCGCTCCCTCCCTCTGCCGCCAAAGCGGAAAACCGAAAGGTTTTCCAAGACATCTCGCGCCGGGAGCTATCGTACAGAGGGAGCCGTGACGTGGCGGCACTTTGCCTAGTCCATCGCTCCCGCCCTCCGCCGCCAAAGCGGAAAATCGGAAGATTTTCCAAGACATCCCGCGCCGGGAGCTATCGTACAGAGGGAGCCGTGACTCGGCGGCACTTCCCCCTAGCCCAAAGCTCCCACCCTCTGCCGCCAAAGCGGAAAATCGGAAGATTTTCCAAGACATCCCGCGCCGGGAGCTATCGTACAGAGGGAGCCGTGACTCGGCGGCACTTCCCCTAGCCCATCGCTCCCGCCCTCTTTGC